AAATCCTTCAAAAGTATGGGTGGCGTTTTAGCCATTTGTTCCTTGAATAACTAGCACTTGTCAAACACCAATGCAAAGACTATTTTTCAAATCATGGCCGACCAATACAACGCGGACGAGATTGCGCTGGCAAATGAATTTGACGCCATCCGCCGAAACTACGGAAAGCCCGGCGTGGTTGAACATTATCTCAAGGCGCATAAACTGCTTTGGCCGGAGGATGGTCAGCACCGCTGGCTCGTTCTGGGGTTGACACGGATTTGTGAGAACAAGGTAACTTGTTTCCTTGGGGCGGCTTCAACAAATAAGACCTATATTTTCACCGTTCACGCTCTCATCAATTTTTGGGTGTTTCCGCACACCTCGCTTGCAATCCTTTCGACCACGGACATAATTTCTTTGGAACGAAAGGTGTGGGGCAGGCTGAAAAAGATGTTCAACCGGGGTCGTGAAAGATTTCCGTGGCTGGAAGGCTTCGTGCTGGACTCAAAAAGACAAATTACGCCTGATGACATTGATGGCAAAAACGAAGTTGCCCGCACCCTAGATCACGGCATCGGAACGGTCGCCTGCGTGTCTGGAGGAAGATTCGTCGGCATGGGAAAGTTTCAAGGTTCAAAGCCGCCAAACTCTCCGGGTAAAAATGACGGGATAATGGTTCATTACGGAGACGAAGCGGCAGTGATGGAGTCATCGTTTTTGGACGCCTATGCAAATTGGATGGTCAATGACGGTTTCAAGGGTGTCATGGGCGGAAATCCAACTGATATTTCAGACCCGCTTTGCACCGCCGCCGAACCGAAGGGCGGATGGGATTCTTTTGTGGATACCGGCAAAACGCAAGAATGGACTTCACGCTGGTATGATGCCCACGTTGTAGCCTTCGATGGACGCGACACTCCAAACAATGACGAACCAAAAAATCGCTATCCTTATTTGATAACGCAGAAGTTTATTGACCTGATGGCGTCAACACACGGGGTTGATTCGTGGCAGTATTTCCAACAGGCGATAGGAAAGCCGTCAAAAAACATGGTATCCAATCGCGTCATTACCATCGGATTATGCGAGAAGCACAAGGCTTTTGATTATGTTGCGTGGAAGGGGACATCGAGAACTAAAATTTATGCGCTTGATCCCGCTTATGGCGGCGGCGACCGATGCGTTGGCGGCGAGTGTGAATACGGCGAGGACAAGGATGGAAATCAGATTTTTGCCGTTGGCAGTCCTGAAATAATTCCAATCCGATTGAATGATTCTCTGGACGCCGAATCGCAGATTGCCACTTTCATTTTTAATCAACACAAACGACTGAACATTTCGCCGGAAAATATCTTTTACGACTCGTTTGGACGCGGCACGTTGGGAGCGGCATTTGCAAAACTGTTCGGATTCAACTGTCCCGTGCCAGTGGATTCCGGCGCGCGGCCAACAGACAGGCCGGTTCGGTTTGACCTTTTTGTGGACGAAAAGAACGGAATGAAACGGCTCAAAATGTGCAACGAGCATTACTCAAAGTTTGTGACCGAGATGTGGTATTCAACGCGGGAGGCGATTGAATCCAATCAAGTCAGAAATCTTCCAATGAACGTGGCGCAGGAGGGTCAGTTGCGCCTTTTCAAAACTGTCATGGGAAACAAAATTGAAGTCGAGTCGAAGGATGACATGAAGGAGCGCGTAAAGAAAAGTCCAGACCTTTACGATTGGTTTGCGGTTGCGTTGGAGGGCGCACGCCGCCTTGGATTCAAGATTGAGCGTATTGGCCGCGAAGTTGCCTCATCAAAACAGGAGGAAGATTGGTTTGACAAGGAAGCAAAGGAATGGCATGATGCAATTCATGCAGGTCTTTTAACTCATTAGTTATGTATATTTTGAAATCCTATGAAAATCCACTGCCGAACAATTATGTGTTCACCCAAACTACCGGCATCGTCCACCAATTTGCGGCGTCACCCATCATTGATGAAGTGGTCAAAGCTGTATCCGATTTTCGCATCGCCAACAATCTTCCGCGCGCCAGTCTTGCAGAAACATTGGAGGACGTTGACCGGTTTAACTGTGCCGTCAGAAACAACGACGAACGATGGTGCTGGAACTGCCTTGGAACTTTTGAAAGCGTCCGAAAAAACCACAGATTCATCACGGCGTCATGCCTCACTTGCGGGACGCCGGTAACACAAAACTGATTTTATGAGTGATTGGACAGAACCATCAAAAGTTTTAGACACAATTCGGGCTGGCGATGAAGCTGAGCAGGATCGCGGGAAAAACCGCGTCCTGATAAACCGCGCCGCCAACAACGAACCGCTGATTGACGAGGATGAGGCCGAGCGTTTGGGCATGAAGATTTACAATCGGTGGGGCGAGTTTATGAACGCCCTATCCCATGCCCGGCGTCAATATGTCACCAACTTCACTTCGCAGGATACTTACTTCACCGTCTCGGTTCCCAAAGCCCCGGAAGAAGTCCGCGCTGACTGGGGGGATTTAATCACGGAAGCCATCAACGACATAATGAAGGAGGGAGACCATGAACTTGATTATTTTGAAGTTCACCGCTCGAAGTGGTCTGGCGTCGTTTCGCATGGCATTGGCCCGATGATGTGGGAAGACAAATACGCATGGCTTCCGCGTTACGTTGCCAATGAAGATTTACGGGTTGCTACGGACACAGAATTGAGTTTCCGAAACCTGATTTGGTTTGCCGTCCGCATCGCCTACACACCGGGAGAACTGTCGCGCAAGGCGTTTTCAAAAGCCAACAGCAAGTTCAAGTGGGACACAAAGGCTGTTGCCGCAATTTTGAAAAATGTCACGGAGTGCAACAGCACGATGGCGGAAAATAATTACGACTGGAACACCGTGCCGGAAAAGTTCGAGGAAATCCGAAAGCAAAACGCGGGTTACTGGTCTGGTGATGCCATGCCGACAATCAATCTCTGGCATTTCTATCACGAGGACGACGACGGAAAATGGCGTTTGAAGGTCGTGCCGGAAAACACCACATCCGGCGCAACGCCAGAAACCGACGATGCTTTCATCTGCCAAAGTGAAGGGCCTATGGCTGACACATGGCGCAACATCATTCACGTCCAGTTTGGAGATTTGAACAATAAGGCTCCGTTCCTTTATCATTCAGTTCGCTCGCTTGGATTCGCCCTGTTCGAGCCGTGTTACTGGACGGATTACACCCGCTGCCGCCTAGTGCAGCACACGCTTGACCAGTTCAACATCCTGCTCCGCATCTCCGACCCGGTTGACCGGGCGAGGGCGCAAGTCCAGGTGTTTCAAAATCTCGGAATCGTCAAGCCCGGAGTGTCCATCATTCCCGCCGCCGAACGGCATCAGGTTGACGCTCAACTCATCGAAAGCGTAATGGCGCAGACGAAGCAGCTTCAAGCCGAGGCGTCAACGGCCTACACGCAAGGCATTGATAACGGCACGGCACGGGAACAGACCGCGTTTGAAACAGGCGTCAAAGTTCAGCAGAACAACGCCATGCTTTCCGGCCTGATGCTTGTCGCTAGAATTTATGAGCGCGCTGCCGCGAAAGAAATCTGTCGCCGCTTCTGCCTTAAAAACTCGGATGACGATGATGTTTTGAAGTTTCAAAAAGCCTGCAAGGATTCCGGCATACCGGACGCATGGATGGATGTCAGCAAGTGGCGAGTGGAAATCACCATGCCGCTTGGTGGTGGCAATCCTACAATGGCAATGGTTGAGGCGGAAAACGCCATGAAACTACGCCCAATGCTCGATCCATCTTCACAGTCTGATGCCTTACATGACGCCGCCGTGCAGATGGTTGGATCGCGTCGCGCTCGCCGCTGGATTAAGCGCGATTCAAAAGCTGTGTCCACCGCCGCCAATGCCGCCGCAAACGCCTTCCCGCTGATGATGCTCGGTATGCCGCCAGCCATCCCCGAAGGACTCAATCCGATTGAGCAGATTCAAACCCTGCTCCAACTCGCCATGCAATACATCAAGAAGATTGAGATGACGACCAAGATGGCAAAGCCGGAGGAACTCATCGGGCTGCAAAATGTTTCCGGTTACATCGGCAAACTGGTTCAGGGGATGCAGGGCGACACCGGCAACGAGCCGAAGATGAAACAGTTCGCCCAGGCATTGAGCCAGTTGAACAACGAAATCAAAAAGTTGCAGCAGCATCTTCAAATGCAGATGCAAAAACAGCAGCAGCAAAATGGCAGCGCCGACATCCAGCAGTCCATGATGGAGACACAGGCCAAGATTGCCGCCAAGAACGCCGAGACGCAGCAGAAATTGAAGGCGAAGGAACTGGCCGACATACAGAAACGACGCCACAAGGACGCTGGATTTGTTGCCGACCAACAACGTCAGAATTTGAAGGCTGCGGCTGATACTGTCAGACAATCCAGACAACCGCTCGAAAGGGAATAGCGCCAGATGAAGGACGCTTCGCCATTTTTGAACCGCTCAACCGTTCCGGTTGAAATCAGGGACATCCCGCTCGCCGTTGCGAAACTGATTGCAAAGAAGCCGCCCATTAAACGCGAGCCAAAGCGATTCAAAGCAAAACTGCCATGAAAATAATGATTGAAACAATTCCGAACACCAAACAGCGTTATCCTACATCCGGCGATTGGAAAATCGAGCCGGATGGAGTGATTCATATTCTCATCAGCGAGGAAGTCGGTGAAGATTCGGCTTTTCTAATAGCCCTGCATGAGATCGTGGAACAAAAACTTTGCGCCATGCGCGGCATCACCCAGAAATCTGTGGATGAATTTGACATCTCCTTTGAAAAAAATCGCCAGTCTGGAGACGACAGTGAACCCGGCGATTCTCCATTTGCCCCATACAAAAAAGAACATTTCTTTTCCACCACCATCGAACAGTTGATGGCCTCTGAAATGGGCGTGGACTGGTTTCAGCATTGCGACCGAATTACCAACCTGACATGAAGGACGCAAAGGACATCGTTTGTTTATGCGTGGACGCCGGCCTGTTCATCCACGTCGCCCGACGCCTCGCCCGCGAATATAAGAAAATTTATTACTGGTCGAATTGGGAAACGGCATTCCCACACTTCCGAGATGATATTGTCGGAGACGGTTACAGCGAAATTGTCCGCGTTGAATCCGTCGAATCCGTTATGGATGAAATTGATTTGGCCGTGTTCCCTGACATCGGATATTCCGACCTTCAAAAGCAACTCGTAGCGCGCGGTATTCCGGTGTGGGGTTGCCGCGATGCCGACGAACTTGAGGCGCGGCGCGGAAAGTTCATCGAAGTCCTCAAGACAACCGATTTGCCAGTCCCCAAAGTTGAGAAAATCAAGGGCATAACCAACCTTCGCCTGTTCCTAAAAGACAACCCAGACCAATACATCAAGGTTGACACCTACCGGGGTGATTTTGAGACGTTCCACTTCCGTAGTGTAGATGAGGATGATGCGATTCTGGATGAAATCGCCGCGAAGTTGGGGCCGCTAAAGGAAAATCTCATGTTTTGGGTTTTCGCCCCGATTGACACTGAAATTGAGGATGGAATTGACACCTACTGCATTGATGGACAATGGCCGGAAACCATCATTCATGGAATGGAAAGCAAGGACAAGGCATACATCGGCGCGTTCCAGAAATTTGCCGATTGCCCGCCTGAAACCCGGTGTGTCAACGAAGCGTTTTCGCCCATCCTGAAACAATACGGATACCGTGGAATGTTTTGCACCGAAGTCAGAATCACAAAGGACGGCGAATCATTCTTCATTGATCCAACGTGCCGTATGCCATCACCTCCGAGCCAATGTCTGTGCGAAATGATTGGCAATCTTGGAGAAATCATCTGGCATGGCGCAAACGGAATCCTTGTTGAGCCGGAGCAAACCGCCAAGTTCGGCGCACAAGCCATTTTCCACGTTGACCGCGACCATTGGGGCGTGTTCAAAATACCAAAGGAAATCGAGCAATGGGTCAAAATCTCATTTTCCTGCCAGTCCAACGGACTCATCTGCGTCCCGCCTGACCCCCAAGGCGTTGCTGAAATTGGCTGGTGTGTGGGCATTGGGGACACCATTGAAGAAGCCATTAACCATCTGCGCGAAGTCGTTGACCAGATGCCCGCCGGAGTCAATGTCGAGTTCGGTTCACTAACCGATTTGCTCAAGGAATTAAAAACCGCCGAAGAAGCCGGTATTGAACTGACACCAGATGAAATTCCAGAGCCGGAAATCATTCTGGCCGAGTCCTAGCCATTCAGTTGCCAGCAATCGCTCTTACCCGCCATTATCGCTGTCCGCGTCTCCTCGCGTTGATAACGCCGTATGTGAATCCACGGCACATGAATTTTCAATGGCAAAAAGCAATTGCATAATTTGCAGGTATAAAGCGTGTCCTCTCCTTGAACCCTCATTTTAAGCCTGTTCTTGGCCTCCAGCAGCCTCTTGGCGGCGTCGGAAGCTATTTCTTGGGACACAATACCCTTCTGGTTATACGCGCAGGACAGACACATATCCGCCCGCGCCTGTGAAATCGCAGCAGAAACAGGCTTTCCACCATCGCCAAGCCACGAAACCATTGTTCCCCGAAACGCCTTCCATTCACGCCACTTTTTGATGAACCAGTTCATGCCCAAAACCATACCACAAAAATCTTCACTTGACAAACCTCACCAACCTGTGCGATTGATACTCGCATGAAGATTGCGAAACTAAATTTGGCCGTGTCCGCCCCAAAAGGGCAATGTCGCCGCAATCTTCATTTGGACACGGCCTTTTCCTTTACATCGCCGGAAAGCCTCCACAGGCTAACCCGTGGCACAGTGGCTCAATCGCCCGCTCGATTGATAGTCCCCGACAACACGCTTGCCGGGTCGAAGCACCCCACCGACGAACTCATAGAAGGAAAATTACCGCGCTCCCGAACGTCGCTTAACTGTGGCGTGTGAGTCGAAGGCTGGCGCAAACCGTGTTGCGGACGATCTCCGCCCGGCATGACCTATCATGGGGTGAACTTTACCCAAATCCAACCACCTAAAATCCAACAATCAGCCTCCCCAAAAATCACTCTCCGTTAAAAGGCGGGAGTCACGCAGACAACGGCCAGTGCGGAAAGCCCCCCTCCCGCCACCCC